CCTCATCGTATTCGGGAAAGTGGCAATAGCCCGTAGGAATTTTTTCCTCACCTATCGGTGGATCAATTCGGAGCCATCCATAAAATTCCGCTTTTAAAATTGAAACACCTATGCTCCAAACCTTCGCCGCTCGACGGTGTACACGTCCTCTTATTTTTGCGAGCACTGCGGAGAAGAAATCCAAGAAAGATTTAAGACGGCAATGCTACTCGCAGGAGAATGGAGAGCGCAAAATCCAGGGCATGAAACCGTAGGATTTTTTATCAACTCCCTTTACTCACCGCTTGGGTGGTTCTCTTGGATCGATATTGCGCGCGAATATGAAGAAGCAAAGCGCGAGCATGAGCAAGAAAAGAAAACAGAGAAGCTTAGAACTTTTACCAATACCGTTCTCGGAAAAACTTTTGAAGAGCCGGGCGAAGCGCCCGAGTGGAAGCGCCTTTATTTAAGGCGAGAAGACTATAAAATGGGCACCGTTCCCGAGGGGGTTTTATTTCTTACGTGTGGTGCCGACGTTCAAAAAGATCGCATCGAATTAGAAGTAGTTGGGTGGGGCATGAAGAAAGAATCTTGGTCTATTGAATACCAAGTTCTCCACGGCGATCCCGCAAAAGAAGAAGTGTGGAACATGCTAGAAGAGTATTTACAGAAAACTTTTCCAGGAGAAAACGGTGGACATTACCCAATTAAAATGACTGCGATTGACTCCGGATTTAAAACGCAAGAGGTCTATAGTTTTTGTAGAAAATTTTCTCCAAACAAAGTCACTGCAATTAAAGGTAACGATGGGCTCTCTGTAGTTTTGGGTCTTCCAAAAATTGTTGATGCAAAGATAAGAGGCCGAGTGCATCGTCGAGCGGCCAAGGTTTGGAGCATAGGTGTTTCAATTTTGAAAGCAGAATTTTACGGATGGCTTCGAATTGATCCGCCGATAGGTGAGGAAAAAATTCCTACCGGCTATTGCCACTTTCCTGAATACGATGAGGAGTATTTTAAACAGTTAACTGCCGAGAAAGTTGTGACGAAGCGCAATAGAAAAGGATACACCGCACAAGAATGGGTAAAAGATCGAGAGAGAAACGAAGCTCTTGACTGTAGAATTTATGCGAGAGCGGCAGCTTCGATGGCAGGGCTTGACCGCATGAAAGATAAGGACGCTAAGCGGTATCAAAAAAACTTGGTTGCAAAATCAAGTGAAGTCCCCAATACTCAAGAGAGTACGGGTACTAGGCCGCAGGCGAAGCGCAAAGTGCGCAAGCGTTCCGACTTTTGGGGGTAGGCTCATAATGTCATGTAAGAAAACCACTTATGAAACCGGCTTTACCTTAGAGAGACTCGAAGCTCTTGAAGCTGCTATTGCGGACGGCGTCACTAAAGTTAAGTACACAGATAAAGAAATTGAATATAGAAGCCTTGACGATATGTTAAAAGCCAGAGATTTGATTCTTAAAAAACTCGGGCTCAAAAAGAAATGCGGGGGCAGTGGACTATTTGGCGGCACTAGAATAGTAGGCGTGCACTCTAAAGGATTAGATAAGAATGAAGAATAAAACTAGGGGCAAGAAGGGTAAAGCACCTAAGCGCCCGGAGAAGAAAGTTGAGAAGCGCCGCTATGAAGGAGCGTCAAAATCTAAACGCCTCTCCCGTTGGTCTGCTCCTTCCACTTCTGCCAATGATGCCGTTGGTTGCGGCATTGTAACTCTTAGAAATAGAGCAAGAGATTTAAGAAGAAATAATCCCTACGCCGCAAAAGCCATTCAAGCCATTACGTCAAACGTAGTGGGGCCCGGTATCACTACACAATTTCGTGGTGACAATGATGTAAACACAAAAAGTTTAGAGAGCCTTTGGGCATCATGGGCAGAAAAATTTGAAATAGATTTTGACGGTCGTAATAATATTTACGGAATGCAGCGTTTAATTATGGACGCCGTTTCCGAGTCTGGGGAAGTTTTTGTTCGTAGGCGTATTAATGCTGCAAAAGAATTTCCGTTGCAGTATCAAGTTTTAGAATCGGACTATTTAGATACAAATCAAACTCAACCGGGCGTTGACGGTAATTACGTTGTACAAGGAATTGAATTTGATCCGCAGGGTCGTCGCGTTGCTTATTATCTTTTTGAATCTCACCCAGGCGCATCCGCCGGTGCGTACGTTGGGAATATAAAATCTAATAGAATTCCGGCCGAAGACGTTCTCCACATTTTTAGAATGGAGAGACCGGGCCAAGCAAGAGGTGTTACGTGGCTTGCCCCCGTGATTGTTCGTTTGAAAGATCTAGACGATTATGAAGACGCTCAACTTATGCGTCAAAAAATTGCCGCCTGTTTTACAGTTTTCGTGAGAGACCTCGGGGCACCGCTTGACGATGAAACAGAAGAGTGTCCAGAAGACTTAGGTGAAAGAGTGGAGCCAGGTATCATTGAGCATTTACCAACTAACAAGACAGTTGAATTCGCAAAGCCCCCAGAAGTTCAAGGCTATGGTGAATATGTTTCTAAAGTTCTCTATGGGATTGCGGCCGGCGTTGGTATCACTTATGAAGTTTTAACCGGCGATTTATCTGACGTGAATTATTCAAGCGGTCGTTTAGGATGGTTAGAGTTCGGAAGAAACATAAAAGCATGGCGCGATACTTTAATGTTTGGTCATTTTTTAGATCCAATTGCTTCTGACTTTATGCGTTTTGCAGCTATAAAAGGTGTTTCTACTAAGGGAGTTTCTTACGTTCACGTACCTCCGACTAGAGAAATGATTGACCCAACAAAAGAAATTCCTGCTACAATTGAAGCAATACGCGCAGGACTTACAACGCTTAGCGACGAACTTATGGCGGCCGGCAAAGATCCGACCGCTCATTTAGAGCAATATAAAAAAGATATGGACACACTAGATAAACTTGGGTTGAAATTAGAAAGTGACCCGAGAGTTTCTGAAGGTGGGGCATCACAACAAAATCAGGGGGCATCAAGTGGCGATACGCAAAATGAAAATTCCGTCTAATCAGTTTAGGGCTTCTTTTAAACCCGAAAGTTATGACGAGGAAAAAAGAACTATCGACGTAATCTTTACTACTGGCGCACGCGTGAAGCGATATTCTTTTTTCGACGGCCCATTCTTTGAAGAATTAGAAGTGAGTACTAAGAGCATGAGTCTTGATCGTTTGAATAGAGGCGCACCCGTTCTTAATAATCACGGCACCTGGGGCGGTGGTTTAAGAGATATTTTAGGAGTGGTGGAAAAAGCTTCTATTAAATCAGGAGAAGGCGTAGCTACTTTGCGTTTTTCTTCTCGTCCGGAAATCCAAGATTTGATTCGCGATATTAAAGAAGGCGTTATTCGTAACGTATCCGTTGGATATCAAGTAAACAAGTTTGAAGAAAAGGAACCAGTTGATGGCGTTCCTGTTTATCGTGCTATTGACTGGGAACCTTATGAAATTTCTTTTGTAGGAATGCCTGCGGACGCAGGTGCTCAAGCACGTAGTCAGCAACCAAATGATTCACATGAAGTAACCCTTGAGACAAGAGAGGAACAAGATATGTCTAAACAAAAACGTAATGCTGAAGAAGTTCCCGCTCCTGAAGCGGCAGAAAAAGTTGAGGATAAAAAAGAAGTAGAAGCTCCTGCGGTTGAAGCAAAACCAGAAGAGTCTAAAGTTGAAGAAGTTCCCGCTCCTGAAGCGGCAGAAAAAGTTGAGGATAAAAAAGAAGTAGAAGCTCCTGCGGTTGAAGCAAAACCAGAAGAGTCTTCCAGAAGTTTAGATGCGGATGCAATTCGTAAACAAGAGATTGAAAGACAAGACACAATTCGCAAATCGGTAAGAATTGCTGGACTTGATGAAGCTTTTGCGGATACTCTAGTAAGTAACGGGGTAGCTGTAGAACAGGCACGCTCTTCGATTTTTGAAGAACTTGAGAAACGTACCGGTAAACCAACTAAAAATCAAAATGTAGAGGTGAGAGATATGGATCAAAGACAATTACGTAGAGACGCTGCTGTTAGAGCTTTATTGCACCGTTTTCATCCCGAAAAATATAAACTTCAAGACGGCGATCGTGAATTTCGTCAAGGTTCCGTTATTGATTTGGCGAGAAAAGTTATTTCTATGGAAGGCGAATCAAAAGCTTTCGATATGAGTCGCACAGAAGTAGCACGCCGCGCTCTTCATAGCACTTCTGATTTTCCCGAGATTCTTGCGAACACCGCAAATAAATCTCTGCGTGATGCGTATGAAGGCGCCCCTAATACCTACGCTCCTTTAGTAAGACAGAAAAATGTTTCTGATTTTAAAGAAATTTCTTCCGTTCAATTGGGCAATGGTGGAAAGCTCATGGCAGTTAATGAGCATGGCGAATATAAACGCACAACCGTGGAAGAGAGCGCAGAGAAATATCGCGTTCAAAAATACGGTTTGATCTTAGGTAAAACTTTAGAATTAATTGTTAATGACGACCTAGATGCTTTCACAAGAATTCCTGCACAACTTGGCGTTCGTGCTCGTGAAAAAGAAAATGAAATTTTCTGGGGTCTAATTATTGCCAACGCTGCGATGGCAGACGGTATTGCATATTTCCACGCAAGCCACGGTAACTTGACTGGCGTTGGTACTGCGATTTCCGTAGCTTCTTTGGGCGTTGGTAGAGCAGCAATGCGTTTACAAACAGACCTCGAGGGTGAGTTGATGAACGTAAGTCCAAGATACTTAGTTGTTCCTGCTGCTAAAGAAACTTTAGCGCAACAATTCTTGGCAACCACTCAGCCTACACAAGGTAGTGAAGTGAACCCATTCTCAGCTTCCATGCAAATTATTGTTGAGCCTAGACTTGACGCAGCTTCCGGCGTGTCTTGGTACATGGCCGCGGATAAAGCGCAATTAGCTGTAGGCGAGATGGCTCTTTTAGACGGCGCAGGTCCAGAAATTTTCACAAGAGAAGGTTTCGAGATCGACGGTATGGAAATGAAACTTCGTTACATTTTCGGTATGAAGCTCATTGAACATAGAGCTATGTACAAAAACGCAGGCGCGTAATCAGTAAAAAATAAGTGGGGCTAGGAGAAATCTTAGTCCTGTTTTCAAATTAATTTAGGAGAATTCAAATGAAAAATTTCGTTAAAGAAGGAAAAGTTTTGACCCACGTTCTCGCCGCTGATGTACTTTCCGGCGGAGTTGTAGCACTTCCTGCAGGTATTGGCGTTGCTGCAAAAGACGGTTTGACTGGAGAAGAAGTTGAATTAGCAGTTGAGGGTGTTTTTAAACTTGCTAAAAAAGCTGCTACCGCAATGGCAATCGGGGTTAAGGTTGCTTGGGATTCTACTCCCGGTGAAATCACAACCACTCTTGCTGACGGCGTTCCTTGTGGTTACGTTGCAAAAGCAGCTCTTGCCGCTGACACAACTATTGAAGTGAAACTAGCTTACGGTATTGACGTAACTTGATTTTAATTTAAGGAGCGATTCATGGCCGACTTTAGAAGTCTCGTGAATCGTGTTCTTAAGCATTCTACAACGGTCTTCGGCGAAGAGGTAACTCTGTATCCGAAGACCGGCAGAGTGTTTAAGATCCGAGGCATTTTTGATAACCAGTATCAAGCTATGGACCCGGACACGGAGCGCTTTGTTTCCGTAAATCAACCGGCTCTTGGCGTAAATCTCAACGACATTCCGGGCGAAATAAAAACCCAAGACGAAGTTGTCATTAGAAAAATCCGCTACGTAATCGTAGATAAACAAGAGGACGGACAAGGTGGGGCGACCCTTCTTCTCCACAAGGTGAGATTAAGTGACCGCATCCCCGACACTAAAGCCCCCGAAGCGCAAGATTAAAGAAGCCATTAAGGCTCTTCTTCTCAATCAAACGCCCGCAGGCGATCGGGTTTCAATCTCACGTGCTATTCCTACGCAATACGAAGACTTGCCAATAATTAATATTTACTCCACGGGCGAGTCCTCCGGACTTTTTGATGTTTCTCAAAAGCGGTATAAAAGAATTTTAGAAATAAAAATTGAGTGTCTTGTGGCCGAGAAAAACGAAGACGAACTCGATTTAAAATTAGAACTCATGGCAGATAAAATCGAAGCCTTAATGGAAAAGGACGAAACCTTTGGCAACGTCGCAAATGCCGTTGAGCTTCTCGGTGCCGATTATCAAATTGAATCAGAAGCGGTAACCTGTGTCGGCCTTCTTGCCCTTCGTTATGGAATTGAGTTTTTTAAATATAGATCGCGGGATAACAGATAGCCCCAATTCAGAGAGGTCAGCAGTTGACATAGGGTAAACACTAAGGGAAGGGTAAACGCGAATAGTTCGCATTCAGATCAAGTCACCCTAAAAAGGTGCATCACTCTTTCACACTCGATTGAATGCAAATAAGAATCATTCGCATCTAGCACTAAAGGTAAACCCTATAAGGGTAAGTGCGTAGGTAGAAACCCTTAGGTAGAAACCCTAGGTGGTGAGATGTATGGGGGGGGAGGGGGTAGGTTGGGTTTATTCGGTGCAATGTCGCATCATTTCATAGGTGTTAATCATGTCAGCTTTTATTGTTTCAGATACTCACATCAACGCTTTGGTTCGCTATGCTTCAAGGCATAAGGTGGGCGTTTCTTATGGCGCAACAGTAATGCGTTTAAACGCTTTCGGCAATGAGCAAGCCGTGGCGCAGATTCTCTTTGAGGAGAACGTGAAAAGCGTTAATTATCGCTACGGAGAGAGCGAAACTACACAGATAGATTACGACCGAGGCGCACCCATTCTTACGGCTATTCAAGCAATCAAGGCGGCTCAGTGCTTGCGTTATCAGTCTTGCGAACATCCAGAATTTGAGAACTCTCTTGCTGATAAGTTTATCGAGGCGATCATCTCTAACGCAATCCCTGACTTAGAAGGTTACGACACGGCTCAATGGGCTATTTATGACAAGGTGTCAGCATGATTTATTTTGCACTAAATCCAGACGGACTTTTATACAACTTGGGAGATCATGGAGATTGGGAGGCGGCAGAAGAAACCGCAAGCGATCTACGCCTCGATCCAATATGGACTTTAAACGAGGATGAAGCATTAAATTGGGCTGAGTTTATTCTTTTAGAAATCAAACAGAGCAAGCAAGCAATTAAAAAGGTGGAAGCATGAGAAACCCTCCGAGTGGCTTCAAGCCAAGATCATTTGACGAGCGCATTTGTGATCTCGACCATTTGCAATTCACGCACAAGAAACGAGCTAAACGAGGGTTTTATTATTGGTCAGAGAAAAGCCCCGACCAAATATTGCACGAGTTTCATTTGTCAGACTATGCCAAGTGCAGAACGTTTAAACAACTTAGGATTAAATTATGACTTTCAGAACTTATCTCATTGAGTTTTATCCATACCCTGATTGTGTTCACGCTGAATATGACGAAACAAGCGCAGAATCTTTAGAGGATGCAGTGGCTGAACTTAAAAAGTATCACCCAGAAGCTGAGATTTTGAACACCTACATACACACAGCGTGTTTAAACGATCTATGATTTATGCGTGTATTGCCTTAATTCTGCGAATACTTGGCGG